TCTAAAAATTTATCGAAATTACCACTGTCTTCAATATCTTTGTCAGGCCAGTCTTCATATTTTTGGAATAACTCTTGGTTGTACTTGCCTAGTAGACTTTTAGTATATGCAATGCTTACACCTTCTCTAAAGTATGGTGACTCTGACTCTGAGATAATACCATTCTTAATGGCGTTACGCATTTTAGCACGTTGCTCTGGTGTAGCACGAGTAAATGATGCTATACCTGCGTTACGTTCTGCTTCTGAAAATTCTTTCTGTCGTTTACTCATTATTTGACCAAGAGGCTTTGCTATATCTGACAGAAACTTTGCGGCTGTAGCATTAACATTACCAGCAGTTGCATCAGGCTTGGCCCCTCTGTAATAAGCAACAGAATTGTTTACTCTGCCTCTACGATATATCTGTGGTGACTTGGGTTCCCTTTGTCTGCTACCCTGAGTTAATATTTGTTTTCTTGTACTCATCCTCTAGGCCTCCACCCTCTGCCAGAAGAAGCCGCTCTCCTTAGTCTAGCTCGTCCGTAATCAGATCCTCTTGAGGCTACATTAGGTTTATACTGTGAAACTGATCCTGTAGACCCTCCTGGTGCTTTTGGCGATGACGGTGCCATTGAGTATCCAGAAGCAAATCCACTTGCTCCAGCACTTGCAATTCCAAGTATCCTATCGGTTTGACTTAATCCTGGGTCTCTCTCCATAGAATTAATCTGTCCCATAGCACTGTACCTGCGTTGCAACTTGTCACGCTGTAAAGCCTTACGTTCCCCTTTAAGACTAGCAACCCCACGTTGAAACTGTTGATCAAGGTCAAATGATCTGTTAGCCAATTGTCTTCTTAGTATGTTAAGACCTCTGCTTGGAGAAGCTCCACTAGCTCCAGATGCTAGGTTAGCCATTGTTAATGAGGACTTTTGTTCCTGTGACTCAATTAACATGTCAATCTTGGCATCAGCGGCATCCTCTGCATTCTGGTACGCTTGTTGCTGTATTGCAATCTCTTCATCCCAGAAAGCCTCCATGTCTTTTGTATAGGCTTCGTTTTGCAATGCTTGATTACGCTCAAAGGCTTCGTTGGTAGCCTCTGCTCGTTTCATAGCTGCTTCTTGACTTTGGTAAGCACTCATTGCTGATAAACTCGCCAAACCAATACCAATAGAAACTGGTTCACACATTATTTGCCTTTACAAATTCATAGAATGGTTTTTGTTCATAGCCAAAGTTGTCTACTAACTTAGTAAAAGTAAAACCAAGGCTTTTTATCCATTTGATAGCTTGAGTATTACGTTTATCTACATAATTGAATAATACGTCATACTCGTCCATAAATGTATCTATATGCTCTTTTGCATGTTTGTGAAACTCAAACTTGTACTCTGTTAATCTATCTGACCCCATGAGCCAAGGTGAGCCTACTCCATCACGTAACTTAGCAATACCAAACATACCCACAACCACATCATCTATTATTATTGTATAACAATGTAGGTGAGATGTCAAGTACGACCTAATGAGTGCTTGAGCAGGATTACGTCCACCAGAGGCAAACACCTCTTGTACATCTTGTTCTCTTAGAGTCTTAGCTAGTTCATAACAATCGTTCCGCTTTGACGATCTAATGTAATAATTCATATTCTCTGATTTCTCAGGACTTGGTATGCTTCATAGTCAGCAGACTGTAGTGCCAAAGGTAGCCATGAGTCTGACAAAACGCTTATCTTAACGTCCTTACTATTGACATAAACTGGTACTCTAAACACACCTGTGTCTAACTCTTGTTTACCAAGAAACAGAGAACCAATCTTTCGTCCTGTAAATGACCTGACGTTTATCTTTCGTAGTCGGTCATCAAATGGTTTCGGTGCTACTTCAACCTGGAAGAACCCTGATCTATCATAAGAAATCTCAAAGTTTCTCATTTGTAATCTACCTGAGTTGATCGAGTCATCACCAGATTTTACAAACTGTTCTGAAAATGTATATTCAAAGTCATACGGTATACCTGCAAATATAGCAGGGGTTGTGTTTCCTCTTGCTTTAGAGTAAGGAGACCCATTTCTTAGTGCTCCTATTACTTCACTTTCTTTAATTACCTCCCCAGTTTCTACAACATATACTTTTTCTCTTTCCTGAAATACTATTGCAGTTAAATGAGGCACAGGACCACCTTGCCCTGGTTCTTCTATTGAAGATATACTAGGTGTTATTTCAATTTCAACCGAGTTATTTTCTAATTTACCAACGGATGTTACAGTGTACGTGTTAAATTTATCATGAGAACTTGTAAATTTTTGTCCAACTCTCGGTTCTTTAGTTACATTATTTATTGTTAATTTTTTACCAAATTGGTCATCAAAGACATCTATACCTTGCAAGTTAGTTTCTTTTACATTTAAAACACCTTTAACTTTCGTATCGTCAAACACAGCTTTTATTGTACCACTTCCTGCCACAGTTATTTTTATTGCTTCTCCTTCAGGTGTTTGGGATAACTTGAAAGTATTTGCTGTTTTTGACACAATAAAGTATTTAGTATCAGCAACTAAAGGAGTTGGTAATGTTCCTGTTGATGTAATATGAACTCTATAACCATTAAGCAACTCATGAGCATTGGATGTAAATATACTTGTAGTGTCAATATTATTATCATCATTAAGAGAAACAGAACTAATTGTTTTTTCTATAGCAGTGCCTACTTTGTCGTGTTGTACATCACTATAGTATTCAGATAAAGAAATTTGTGTTCCTACTTTGTCAATAGTAACTGTAGCTGTATTACTAGATATACCAGGGTCAGTAAAAACTACTGTATCATTTTTTGCATAATTATTACCATTATCAGCTATTTCAAATGTAGGATTTCCAAGAGAATCTGTAGTTATATTAAATTTTATACCAGAAGCATTTGCATTAGACGAGCTAGTTTGTGATACGTTAGTATGTTTTTTATTTTCTTCCCATTTTTTATTTACAGTTGCTGTGATTACAGCAGGTGTACCACCACTAGCAGGGCTGTGTTGAAGAACTATAGTCGGAGCAGAGGTGTACCCTGATCCTTTACTTGTTATGGTTACTGTTGCCACAGAACCATTAGAAACTGTGTAAGTACCTTGAAAATTAGTTCCCCCTCCTCCAGTAAAAGATAAAGTACCATCACCTGAGTATCCAGATCCAGCATTGGTTATTGTCAGTTGAGATATATGTCCTGAAGCCGCATCAGCTACTGTAGGTGTATAATCAGTAATTGTAGTAGCTTGAAGTTTCACTCTACGATCTAACCTTACTCCAATATTGTCATCCATAATGGTTGTAGCATTATCCACAGAAAGATTTAGTTTCTCTAGGTAAATCTTATTGCCTCTTCTGAACAGGAAAAATGCTACAGAACCAATAAACTCCATGTCAATAATCTCTGCATCAAACTTCCAGCTAGACCAGGATGACTGTAGTTTCTCTTGGTCAGAGTAGTAATATTTGTATATAAATAGTTCACTTCGGTCAGTGTCAGATAATACACACAACACCTCTTCGTTTGACGATACTGCCATCTTTTTAACTGTACCAGCGACTAACTCAGGTACATGGGATGTCACCTCATTAGCATCGTTGGTTTCTGAGGCTACATCAATCATGTACTCACGTATACCTGAGAAAGCTCCACGTTGAAAAGGAAAGAATATAGTCTTACCTGCGGCTACTGGTTTGGCTTCTGTAGAAGTCTCAAAGTTTGTTGCTACGTTTACTGTTACTGATGTAGGAGTTAGGAACTCATCTGACGTTAGTTTAAACTGCTGTAGGTCAGAGAATAACAATAAGTTCTCCTGAAATGGTATAGCAGATTTCAAAATAGCAACCTGATTGTTTGACACAGCTACATCGACAACACTGGTATCCAATACAGACAATACAGTATTAGCAAAGAAATTAAAGTAGTTAGCGGCTTCTGATAGTATTACGTTCTCGTCAGAGATAAACCCAAGTCTATTCCTATGAAAGAATATATCGTTAATCTTATATACACCATTAGGATCTGCAATATCATCATAGTCTGCAAATGAGGGAAATGGGTTTGTTGTATCATCTCCAACTGTACGTTCTTTAAAATCAATGGGTTGCAGTACAAAATATATGTTGTTGTTAGAGTCAAACTGTTTGAATAACTGCATAGGCATTGTTGTGTTATCTAATGCCTTACGACTGTCTTGTGGGTTATCTAATGGATATTTAGGTCTAAAGGTCTCTTTGTACACAGAACCATTCCATTTTACATAATAGTCATCCTGCCCTGAACTCTTGTCACCTGAAATTTTAGCAACGAAGTCCTCTGGTATCTTTGAGGCAGGAAGGGAACCAAAGTTAGGTACCTCATCTGACGCATTGATTGCCACCATAAATGAGTCACCTTTACCATCGGTGCACTCTATAGTAAAAGGTTTTGTAGCCTCCAGGTATAATAAACTTTCTCCATCTGTATACACACCACGTACTACAGTAAAAGAAGCACTACCGGCTCCAGTTAGATCCTCCGATATTTTTATAGTACCATCGGATGAAGAGCCTGGTGTTGTTATCTCGGTAATAACTGCATCACTTCCTAATACACCACTAAGTGATTTAACTATTTGACCTACCCTTAACTCAGTAGTTGTTATATTTGTAATTGTTCTTTCAGCACCACTAACATTAGCATCTCTACTTCCTGCTACAGTTAAATCAAAAACACCTCCCAAGTCTTTTAATCCTTTGTTATTGGTAGGACTAGATTCTACTGATCCTTTACTAATGACTCCTTTTGTACCTGTGTAAACAGTTGCTGGATTTCCAGTTTTTATTTTAGCTTGTTTTTTACTATTTCCACTACCATCATCATCAAAACCAATTGTAACAACGTCTACTCCAGTACTTTCTGATCCAATCCAAAGAGCTTTTGCTATGTTAGAGACAACAACAGCATTTTGATTGTTTATACTTACAGTTTCTGATTCGGCTGAGTCTCCACTACCACTTTTAGTTTGGTTGTCAGGAGTTTTAAATGTTACTTCTTTTACACCATTAGTTCCAAATGTACTAAGAGGTTCAACCATTTCCTTATCGTTATAAACTGTAACTTTAACCTTATAGTCAGCGTTAAAGTCTCCAGTCTTAACATAGACTACAGCTTGGTAGTTGCTAAGAGCATGTGTCTCGTCTGTCTTTTTCTTGACTGTCTGTGTTTTGTTTAGTATAAAACTAAAGTCAGCAACCGTGGTGACCGATAGTTTATTAGGTGCAAATATATCATTACCACTAACAGTAAAGTTAGATAAATAGTTGCTTACATCAGTATGTAGTGCAAGACTATTACCAGTAACTGGACCACTTTGTTTTGTATCATGAATAAACACTTCATTACCTGGAGTTCCTGTAGCAAACCCTGTTAGGTCATAGAGTTTAACAATAGGTGCAGCACCCCCAGATATACCACCTTTTATAATAAGAGCATACGCCTCATCTTCAGATCGTCTTATAGTATGAATAAAGACATCATTAGAGTTAGTAGAATTAACACCTAGAATTTCTGATACATGTTCTGTACATGATCTTTTTTCTAGTCCACGAGATATGTGAGAGAACCCGTTTTTCTGTAATTCACCTTGTGTTGGCATCCTGAGTGTCGCAGGTTGCTGTGAGATACCGTTGATTAAACTAGGTACAGTTCCAGATATAAGTGGCATTAATCAGTTTCCGAAGAGTCTACTAAGTTTCTAGTCATTCCAAATGTTGAGTGTGGGTGCCTATCGACAACCCTATATACATCATAGTTATCAAATATATTGTAATCTGCTACATCACCTTCGTACTCAAGTAACGCTTGGTATGCACCAAATTCATCCTCTTGGTAAAACCTATGTAACTCACCTGATCCTACTACTCTATCGTGAAATATACGGGCCGATCTAATAGCAATGTATCTACGTGCAGGTTCAGGCAGGTCATCAAAGGTTAATAGCTTTATAATGTTAAGTGTTACACCCTTATCAAACTTAAATGTATTTTTAACTCTGTCGTATAGTTTTCTTCCACGTTCTACATAATCCTTGTCACCCTCTCGTACTAGACTTTGGGTATCCACACGTAGTTCAGAGGGATCTAGGTCAATCTCTTTATATTGGTTTGGTGTCTTTTTTATACCTATGTCAGTGTTAAACACCCAACCTCTTGATTGGACTGCTCTCGACACATTGTCAAGAATTTGTTCTGCAATAGAGGCATCAGATAGTCCAGCAAGGTCATTTAGGTTTTGTATTGGTTGTTCACCTATACTGGTCAACATGGTATTGACAGCCTCTAGTTTAGTTGTGGGACTTAGGCTCATGCTACCTTTTTATATCTATCTGTGTTTCTTTTAGACATGTGACGTTTATCGTCTTTAGAGTATCCTGTTCCTGTAGGTTTCCTCTGCATTATGTTTTTAAACTGAGACCCATCTAATATAATATAAGACCAGTCTCCTTGTTGTTTGTCTTCTACTGAGTTGAAGAACTGTATACCATCGTAACCTAGATCATTTAGGAAGAAATCTTTTAACGCTAGATTCATATAGTAATTAAATCGTTCTTCTTCTTCATCTTTATTCTCATCTAAAATTTGATCAGCCATTGCATCAAGGTCGAAATCATCTCCTCCAGCTTGTTGTAGATAAAACAAGTCTTCTTCTGATAGCCCAGATTCTTCTTTTCCTTTTAGTTCTGATCTTAGTAAAGTTTGTCCATCTTTTTTTGCATGTACCTGGGCATACTCAAGTAACATTTCTAGTACAGTTCCAGATCCGTATTCACTTTGTTGAGAGTCTGGTATTTTATACTTGTCATTTAGTACGGAAAAATCTGGTCCCTTTCCTGAAGGATCGCTTTTT